CTTGGCTTACCAAACACTTTCATCGTTTTGTCGATCCACTCTTGGACAATGTCACCTGTGATCTTCATGCCGCGCTTGGTAGTCTCATCCTGCGACCACTCACCAGCCACCTTCTTCGCACCACTCATGTCGATCTCTTTTGCGATGTAGATCTTCAATGGTGTTAACCACTTGTTCTCAATCAGATCACCAGTAGGCTTCGCTCCAACGACATTCGTGTACACATCTCCAAGGCCATTCGTAAAAGGCGTAGCTGTCAGCCCAATCACCTTCATCTCTGGCCTATCTTTGATGAACTGGACGATCTGCTTTCTCTGAACATGGCACTCGTCAATGATCAGCATCGAGACTTCGGGAAAGTTATCCCGACTCTCCAAGGTCTGTGCGCTGCAGACCTGTATCTTTTCATACGGCCTGTACCGCCAATGGTCTGCCTGCATAACCCCATGGGGGATCTTGTAGTTACCAAGGCGTGTACTTGTCTGGTTGACCAACACAATGCGGTCAAGAACCATGGCCACACTCTTGGATTGCCTAGACTCCTCGAGCATGACAGCCATCGCAACCTCTGTCTTACCGAACCCTGTGGGTGCGTAAAGCAACTGACTTCTGTGGCCATCCTGAAACCCTTGGGCGAGCTTCTCCACCACCTCCGCTTGATGCGGTCTTAATTTGAGCATTTGATTCTCCTGCTGGGATACGCCCAGCTTCGGGTTTATTTAGTTGATTTTTCTGCCTTTTCAGCCCGCTTTTTCCAGTAGTTCATCTGCTTGATCATCTCAGCATTCTTACTTTGGAACTCATTGCGTGACTGGGTCATGGTCCTAAGTTGGAACTCCAGCTCTTTGACCTCGGCACGAAGAGACTCGATGGTTTCCTCGATCTCCTGTTTAGCAGTCTCAGACACGGGCAACGACTTGATTGCCAACTGGTCTTTGAGCTTGGCATTCTCTTCAGCAATGATGGTGTGCTCTTTGGCCATCTCTTCCATCTTGTCTGCCTCTGTGTACTCGGGAGCAGCAGGCCAGAATGGCGTATCCACCTTCACTCTACCAATGTTAGTGACATTGACCTTGCGGCCTTTTTTGTCAACACGAACAGTCTTCTCAAGACCCAAAGCCTTTCGCACACGACCAACCGTCATTGAAGACACATCACAGTGCGCTGCAATCTCTGCGTCAGTCTTCTCACCCAACTCAATATCTTCAAGCGCCAACTGCACAACCCAACGGCGCTCCTCTGGGGTGCGTTGCTTGCCGTGCTTACCATTTGCAGGAAGACAGGCTATGAATGCATCACGCTTTGTGCCTTTATAAACATTAGACTCAATGTCTTTGTACCCTGCGCGTTTGTGTGCGTGGAATCTGTGGAAGCCATCACTAGGCCAGTAAGACTTGCCGTCAAACCACAAATCAATTGGGGGGAACTTGGTTTTGCCTTCGAGTAATACCTCTGTGTAGTGTTGAACCAGTGGCTCATCAATCTCTTTGCGTGGCTGGGTGCCGCCATCAAGGCGGATCTTTTCAAGCTTAATTCTTTCGGTCATTTTTTCATATTCCTTATGTAAACGGTGAAGCTGTCTATTGTGTCTTGTCCGAAGACTGTCATCTTCTGGATCTCTGAAGCCACCTCCTCTAGCACTTGGTTGCGCTGTGAAGGTGATACATATATCTCGTTTTCTATTTGGGTTTCAACCATCTGACGTTTGCGCCAGACCAGTGCCCTCTCCCACATGTTTAAATCCAACTTGGACATGGAATTCCTTTCAGTTCTGGAAATGCTTTATCTACTATTGCTTGAATCCTTTCTCGAATAATTCGTTTTTCTTCTGCGGCTTTGATCATTGGCATCACAATCCATCTGTACTGGTTGTTGGCTTTGATCCTGGTCAGCACACGCCTGCGGTTAGTCCTGATCTTCATAGTTCTTTTCCTTTAGCTTGGCCTCGATCTTTCGACCCATCTCCATAGGTGTGTCATCTAAATGGATTGCGTCCATCATTTCCCTGTCAGTCAGGTCTTCCCACTCGCGGTCATTGAGCTGCTCTACCATGTCGCATAAGCCAGCAAAGCAAGTGGGACAGAAGGCCACAGGCAGGATGCCCAGATAGCCTTGTATGCCTCCCTCGTCATCTGTGAAGTCACATTGGCAGACATTACAGATATGGTCTGTTCCTACATGGTCAAACCCATCAATCATGTGTTCTTCTCCTTCAACTTAGCTTCGATGGCTTCCGCATAAACTTTAAATGTCGGAGGCATCTTGTACTGGCTCATTAACAAATTGACCGCAGTAGCAGCATCAACGGCCTTTAGACATTCAAGCATCTCATCGGCTGTCAGCCCTTCCCATGTGCGCTGTGGTGGGGTGGTGTAGAGTGGTTGGTTGTGAACACTGTCTTTCATGATTGGTTTAGTCACATACACCCAATCGCTACCTGTCCCTTGTGGGAACTTTGAAACCCATGCCCTCCACGCCACAGGCTCATCCTTCGCTTCTTCCTTTAAATACAAACCCCACACCTGACCAAGCGGTGTAAACAAAGGGCAATCTTGGTCTGTACTTACCATGCCATTGCTTGGGTCGTACCATGCTATTGGTTTATCCATGGTTCTTCTCCTTGAGTTTGGCTTCAATGGCGCGGTAAATGTCTTCGGTTTTGTATGTGCCCATAAGCTGTACTTTAATTTCGTGGTGCAACTCCACTATCTCCTCATCAGTCAGCCCCACCCAAGGGCGAACGTAGTCTTGAATGTCATCGTCATCCATACGCTTTTCAAAGTGATACGGCTGACCTTTCTTCCTCTCGATCTCACGCTCTAAACGCTCGAACTCGTCATCTTCATCGGTGTGAATCATGCTTCCTCCTGTAGTGATATTGGAATGTAAAAACAAGCTTTGCTCTTGCTGTCCTGCACATTAACAACGCCGTTACCGCGCGTCTGCTCTGGGTGATCTAACCAGCGCTTGCAGTTCTCGCACTTGTCGCTCGGACTAACTGGCTTACAACGGGTGTATTCACTTGATAGAGGAGTCATCATTCCTCTCCTTTAGCATAGCGTCTGCCATAGAGTAGGCATCCATTGCAAGTCCATCCATCCAACCATTTGGATCATTTAAATCCAAATCGTTTCCCAAAAAATTAATCATCAGCGATTGCATGGCCTTGGCTGCAAAGTAATCGCGCAGATCCATGCCGCCTTCACCGCCTACAGCTGTGACACGCGCTTCATTGTTAATGCTGAATGTGGGTGTTGGAAATGCTTTCATGATTGCCCCCTTTTCTGAATGGCGTCATACGCCTCCTCCAATACCATCAAATGTTTCGGTTGGTACCAGCTACAAATCTTTTCTTTTTCTTTAAACGTCAACAGTTCAACTTCAACTGGTGGATATTTTGGGTCAGTGTTGTACTTGATGCGTGTGATGATGCCAAACAAGTCTTTGGGTAGCGGTCCGAATGAATCGTGGATGTAAACCAAGTCGCCAACTTTCATGCTTGTCCCCTTGCTCGGATGGCGTGAGCGGCTTCAATCGATGGTTTAAACGGCCACGGTGGTGTCTTTTCGCACACCTTTGCACACGCCTCACGCTCATGCTGTGCTACTAGCTTGGCAAAGGCTTCTAAGAATTTTGGCGTTGCATCAAATCCGCCCGCTTGTCTAGTCATCTCAATGATTTCATCTTGTGTCATACGCGACTCCAGACTACAACAATCCCAACAATAACTACCAGTATCGCAATGACAACCACAGGCCAAAATGGCTCTTTACCATATGGTCCACTGATGGGGTCGCTGTCACAGTTAAACGCTTCATGCATCGTGCGTGGAAAACGCTTTGTCGTATCGTTCATACCTACCTCCTGTGTTAAGAATATAACTCATGAATCAATCACAAGTCAACTGTTATGTTACCAACTAAACTCCCTCTTACCCGTTGACCCTCCCTCCCCCACTGGGAGGCTAAAGGACCAACGTCTCTTTATCAAGGAGCTATGCCCAGTTGTTAAGTGAGCTACCGGCCAGCCAAGCCGCCCTCCCCTGAGATCCCGATAAGGTCAGTTTTCACCGGCCTTAACGATCAACTCCCAGCGTACTAGGGTATGTGTCTTTACGACAGCCTTGTTTATCCCGTTCGATTACTCTACTAGGAGGTGCGGGTCACACCGAGGTTCTGTGTTTCTTGAGTTCAGCCCATACAGGCCATTAGCTAACGCGCTCTGACGGCTACGTGTGGAGGGTGAGACTGGGACTGCTCACATGAAGCAGTGTTTTCAAAACTTACATTTCGCTCTTTAGGAGATATGCCGGCGCTAACCCGACACACAATCCCAGTCTCAAAACAAAAAAGCCGCTTACAACTGCGTCCGGTCGGAGCCTTGCCTAATATCTCTCACCACGAAAGCATTAGGTAAAGCGGAACGCATGTGTAAACGGCCTCAAAGTCATTGCCTCCGACAGCAACAGTTAAACTGTATCAGGAAATATCAACAAATGTCAACAAGACTGCATTTATTTTTACTTGGCAAGGGAAAAAGTACTTATTGCCGGTTTCCACATTAACACTGTTAATATAAAAAAAGCCCCAAGGGGTTAGCTCGGGGCTTAAAACAAAGGAGAGTGGCAACTGCAAAGAAGCCGGTGCCATTCTACAACTTAATCCCCGTGGACTGCAATCAGAGCTGCATCAGCAAACGCTTGGCCAGCTCCCTTTTGATCCAACTCGCGCCAGCTAGGCCACATCTGTATGGCCAATGTCCTTGAAGCATCCTTGTCCTGACCAACAAGACCAGCGCGCTTCTTCCATTGACTGGGTGTAACCATCGTCACAGGTATCTCAAACGCACCCAGCACACCTTGGATCACACCGGCCGAATGCCCGAACGAGAACATCGAGGCAACACCTTGCCCAGGCATACTGCTCACCAGCTCCACATACGCTTTGATCTCTTCACCATAGATTGATGGCCGAATGAATGCCGCCAACGCAGGAGCATTCACACGATTGGCCGAGCCAGTTTTCATTGTCGGCATCCTGCACCACTCAACTGGAGTGTTGTCCTCCATGATGACGATTGCACCTGACAGGCCGGGGTCTATTCCAATTTTGATCATATTTTTCTTTCAAAGGTATTGCAAGACATGAATTATTGTGGGTACAATGTGTTGCCGATTATAACTGATCAATTGAATTTATACAACGTGCTCTGGCAATGTATGGCGGGACGATGCGGGGCCCGGTCGGGTATGGCAAGGGCTGACAACAGCCGATTGAGCATTCTAAAGAGTGTTCCTTCGAGTGTTTCGGCTCGCAAGGGTTCGGCTGGGAATGCAAGGGCGCGGACTGGTTAGGAACGGTCGGGAAAGGCTCGACACGGCGAGGAGAGGTGGGGTCTGGCAAGGGCTAATGTAGCGGCCATAGGATTGGTAACAGTCTTATGTCCGATACAAAGTGTGTATCAAACAACAAAGGAAACAAAATGAAATCTATAAAAGTAAAACTCTCAGGCTCAGCTGCTTTACTCATGCACTCTGATCGGTTTGCAAACCCACTAGACCCACTGACAAAGTCACACAAAGAGCTGACCAGCAAGCGCAAGAAGACTGATGATGATCACATTGCAATCGCCAAGAGTGAATTCATCGGCGGCTGTTATTGGAACGAAGACACTGGCTTTTTTATTCCAGCACAGAACCTTGACTCATGCTTGATCGCTGCGGCCAAGCTTCAGAAGCTGGGCGTTAAGTTTAAGCAGGGCGTACAAGTTTTAGAAGATGAGTTACCTCTTGACGGCTTCAAGAGCATGACGCCCGAGAAGCTATGGGAAAACCCAAAGAATGTAGATGCCCGTGGCGTTAAGGTCGGCATGGCCAAGATCATGCGATACCGCCCCATCTTTCGCAACTGGTCACTCTCTGCCACTGTGGTTGTGAATGAAGATGTAGTCAACATTAACGAAGTTAAAAAAGCTTTGGTAGATGCTGGCTCATTGATTGGTTTGGGTGACTATCGCCCACGTTTTGGACGTTTTAATGTGGAGTTCGCATGAGTGATCCAAAACTATTCCCAGCTTGGAAGCAGGCAGTCCGAACTTTATTGGACAACGGCTTGACATATGGAAGTGTCCTCAAGCGCAGTTACATTTCAGAGTTGTGCGAGGTACCAAAGCCAAAAGACATTGATGACGTTCGCAGATACGATCTTGATGTCCTACGGTGCATTACCGAGATCAAAGACATTTTACTTACAGCCCACTGTATGCTGATGGTCAGCGATCACGCCGGCAACTACATCATCATCGAGCCCGAGTCACAAACCCAACACGCCGTTGATGTTGGGGTGAAAGCCATTAGCAGAGAGATGAAACGCATGGCCATGGGTGTGAGCTTTACCAAGATAGACCTACTCACAGATGAAGGCCGTAAGAAAAACGCTGATGCTCAAGCAAAGATCTCAAAGCTAGCTGGAATGCTGACCATTGAGAAGCGCGAGCTTCAACGCATAGCAGACAGGGGCCAGCCATGATCATCACAAACAAATACAACTTACCACAGACCTTCGTGAACATCATGAAGCGGCCTACCTACTCTAAGGGTAAGGCAAACATCTCAGCAACAGAGCTGCTGAACTCACCGCGCATCGTACAGCTACGCAAGCTACACGAAGACAAGATCGAGACAGACGTTACAGAGATGGTCTGGTCTATCTTTGGCACGGCCATCCATGGCGTCTTGGAGCACGGCAAAGACGAGAACCACCTGATCGAAGAACGCCTACACGCTAACATTGATGGCTGGTCTATCTCTGGTGCTATTGATCTTCAGATTGTTAATGAGGACGGCACAGTCACTATCAACGACTACAAGACTACGGGCGCTTGGTCTGTGATGAATGAGAAGATCGAGTGGGAGCAACAGCTCAACATCTACGCTTGGCTTGTGGAAAAGGTCAAGGGTGATGAGGTTTCCAAGCTAGAGATCGTTGCCATCATCCGCGACTGGTCACGCCGTGATGCAGCTCTCAAGCCCGACTACCCAGATGCACCGATCAAGGTTATTCCGATCCAGTTGTGGGCAATGGAAACACGCGAAGCATTCATTCGCGGAAAGATTAAACAGCACTCCAACGCATTGTTCGACTTGGAGACAGGAGATGAACTGCCGTATTGCACTCCCAACGATATGTGGGAGAAGCCAACGACATACGCAGTGAAAAAGACAGGTAACGTCAAAGCTAGGAATGTTTGCGCTACCGAAGAAGAAGCTCTGGCCAAAGTAGCCGAGTATGGAAAGGGGTACGACATTGAAGTAAGACCAGGGGAGAGGACTCGCTGCGCGAACTTCTGCTCTGTTAATGCTTACTGCAATCAGTACAAAGAGTATTTATCAACAAAGGAATAATCATGGACGATTTACTACCTATCTTGTTAGTGGTCTGGGTGCTTGCATCTTGGATCACCCATATCGTGGTTTGTCTGCAAACTGCATCGTGGGGCTTTTTAATTGCCGGGGCCATCCTGTTCCCAATAGCTTGGGTTCACGGGACTGGAATATGGTTTGGTATTTTTTAAGGAGGCCACATGTTCATATCAAAGACAGAGAAAGAAGAGATGCAAAGAAGCATCACATATTTGCTTGGAGAATTTTCCAAGCTTTGGAGTGATTACTTGGTCTTGAAGGCCAAGGTCAAAGTCTTGGAAGAGAAGAACTTACCCAAGCTACCCAAGCCGACAGAAGAAGAGCTCAAAGAAGAGCTGAAGAAGGCTCAAAAACGCGCCTACGGAAAAGCATATTACCAACGCAAGAAAGAAAGAGAGCAGGTGTTAAATGTCGGTTCATAAAAAACTAATGCAAGCTCGGGTCAAGCTTCAGTCTGTAGAGATGAAGAAGTCTGGCCAGAACAAGTTTGCCGGCTACTCATATTTTGAGCTGGCTGACTTCATCCCTCATGTTCAGACCATCTTTAACGAGCTTGGCCTGTGCGGTGTGGTGTCGTTTGACAACACTTACGCTTCTCTGACCATCACCGATGTAGAAGACGGCACAGTGATTGTGGTGACTAGCCCAATGGCAGAGGCCAACCTCAAGGGCGCGCACCCCATACAAAATTTGGGCGCAACTTTGAGCTACCAACGGAGGTACCTTTGGATGGCAGCCATGGAGCTTGTGGAAGGGGACGCAATTGATTCAGCGCCTCCTGTAGAAGCTCCAAAGGAAGAACCCAAGCCAAGCCCTGTCCAGCCTCTAAAACCGCCTACAAAGCACGTTAAAGGCCGAGTAGACCCCATCCCACCTCAGTATGTAGAGACAAAGCCTGCGTGGACTATCCTGATTGATGCACCAACAGATGAGTTGTGGATCGATATGTTGGTTGAAGCCACCCAGCTCAAGGTCAGTATGGCAGAGAGTGCCGACCAACTCAAAGAGATGTTCCAAGTAAACAAAGCTTTGTATGGCAAGCTCAAAGACCTCAACCCAGCCGTCTATGCAGACGTCATGGATACATTTGCAAACGCTAAACGATCATTTTTTTAAGGAGTAACTAATGGACTATCCAAATCGCGGCACTTTGTGGACTAACAGCTACAAGAAATCAGACACCCAACCAGACATGAAGGGTGACATCAAGATCGAGCTTGACTTGTTTCGCCAGATGTTAGACACAGCAGAGTCAGACCATGTTGTGATTAAGCTCAGCGCATGGCTGGGCAAGGACAAGGATGGCAATCGCAAAGCAAGCTTAATGGTTGACACATCTCAGAAGGCAGCGCCAGCAGCTAAAGTGAAGGACCCATGGGATGACTAAAAAACCAAAGACAATTGAAGACTGGCAGAGGGTTTGCAATAGCCTAAACAACGCGCTTGATTCATGTATTGAAGATGAAGCCAAGTTTCGCTCAACCATTGACAACCTTGAAGAGCAGGTCGGCAAGCTGGAAGAACAGCTGACCATGTCTGTAGGCGTTATCAAATACTTGGAGTTACAAATTGCCAGATCCAATACAGTTCGAAGCGATAAAAACAGGGCTTAAGCAATCCAAGGACGGCTATATGCTGTCTTTGGCCGTCCACCCTGACGAGCTCCACAACGACCTCATGCGCGACTTTGTAGGCTCGCGCTACGTTGTTGTGATGGTGCGTCTGGGTGATGATGAACAACCGATGAACCGCGAACATGAGTTTCCAGGCGATCATGCGGTGAAGATGGCCGGCATTCTTTGCCGTGATCCAGACTTTTGGGAGTGGCTACACCAAAAAGAGTGGCTGATGGAGAAGAACGAGAAGGCTTGTGCTGAGTGGGTAGCGTCCTACTTGGACATAGAGTCTCGCAAAGAGCTGAAAACCAACGAAGAAGCCCGTCATTTATTTAACCAATTACGAACTAGCTTCGAAGCTTGGAGGAAAGCATGAAGAAACTTATCCCTTACAGCGTCTACTTACCCGTTGAGTATCACGACAAAATCAAGGAGCTGGCCAAACAGCGCAAAGCATCTTCCATGGTGCGGGACGCTATTTGCATGATCGTTGATGGTGACGATACCTTCAAGTCTGGGTATAACAAGGCGCTGAAAGACTGCATCAAAGAGATTGACACTATCAAAGAGATTGAGCACATTGCCGTTCGCGGTAAGTATTTGGCCGATGTGCTGGCCGATCAAATTAAAGAACTGGAGATGTAATGGAACCTAACGATGACGAAATCACCCGCACCAGCAAGCTGGCCGATGACATTCTTGATGTTGTTATGAACGCTGAAAATGTTGCACCAGAAGCAGCCATCTCGGCATTGGCTCATGTGGCAAGCTTGATTGCCCTAGAGTTGAAAATGCCAGAGCAAGCATTTGCATTTTGCGTAACTCATGCTTATCAATCTGTCTTAGAGGCGGAACAAGACAAAGAGGTCCACTGATGGAGCATGACTCTAATTTGCGCGATCTGGCCGCCATGTTCGCCATGTTGGGGTTGGTTCAACGAATCGACCCTGAGATGCTTCTTGACAACCACAGTGTTGCGCGCGGTGCTTACGACTTGGCTGATGCCATGATGGAAGCTCGCGCCGATGAACCAGTAGAAGGTTTGGCTGCGATCAAAAAAGGGAAGCGCAATGTCAGAAAACATGAGGATCTACGGTAAACGCTATTGTGCTACTTGCGAGCACTCTAAACCCCTAGACCACGGCAAACTTGTAGATCCAAAGAGCAATCGCTGGGTGTGCTTCGACTGTAAACCAAATGTACCGAAACGAAAAACTACTAAAAGCCGCAAGACTTCTGCCGTGCCAGCACTGCGGAGCGAATGACGGTACTGTCGTGGCCGCACACAGCAACCAGCTCAGAGATGGCAAAGGCCGAGGACTCAAGGCTCACGATTACCGAATCGCGTCCTTATGTTTTAGGTGCCACAGTGACTTAGACCAAGGCTCTAAGATGGATAAAGCCCAGAGAGTTGAGATGTGGGAAGAAGCACATCGCAAAACTCTGGGTTTATTCTTTGAGCAGGGGATTATTGGACCTTGCTAACTTGTTTGTTAAACGCATCCATCTTTTCTTTGATGGCCTCATCTTTGCGTTTAATCTGGGCCTCGGGGGCATTACGTTCCTTCAAGGCCTTTTTCTCTTTCTTGAGGCGAGCAACTTCATTCTCAACGTAGTTAGCGCGCCGCCATAGTCTGGCTTCAGGTGATTCTTTGTAGTAATCCTCTACACCCTTACCCTTCATATCTTTAATGATCCGCTCGTGGTTGGACATTACCTTGATGTTTTCGTAGAACACACCAGAGATAGCTGCAGGCGTATTGATGTCGCCATAGAGCTTGCCTGCTACTGGTATTTGATAAGTCTCTACATCTTCACCAGTGAATAAGCTCTTGACGTATTCGCCCGTCTGAATAGCAAGCTTACCCACACCACCAGCATACTGGCCAGCCACATAACTGATCTGATCTGCAGTAGGACTAACCAAGCCTATGCCCTTTTCGCCACCACCAGTGATGAAGTTAAGCGCGTAAGCCAAGCCTTGGGACACAAAGTTTGCACTCTCACGGCTACGCTCATATCCAGGCGAAGGAGCAAGAGCTTTGTCTTCTCTTGAGATAGGACGTCCAAAGGCATCCCTGTTCTCAGCAATCGCAACGAATGGATCAACAATGGTTGGTGCCAGTGTCTGAGCAAACGTGCTAGTTCCCAATGGGTTAACAGAACCAAGTATTGCAGAGAAGATGTTTGTGATGGTTGTCTGAAGGTCGCGTCTACCATCCATCGCGCCAGCTTGAACCAGCATGTACTCAGCAATCAGTCTACCAACGTTAGGGAAGACGTTAAATCCAAGCGGCATTGGGATGGTCAAGTACTTACCATCGCCTACTGGGATGACCAAGTTCTTAGACTTCACCCACTCAGGAGGCTCATCTGCACCAAGGCCAGCCATCGCCAAAATAGCGGCCTGCATAACGCCAATGAACATACCGCCAGCAACGATCTTCTTACCGAGGGAGCTTAACTTGATCTTGCCAGTCTTGTCTTTTGTGAACAGTGTCTCAGCCAAACGCTTTGTACCTTGGACAGCAGCGTTAAAGAACGCATACAAGGCGGCAATCGTTGTAGTGCTTGCACCCTTACGGTTAAAGTTAACAGTTAAGTTCTTAGCTAAACTTGCTGCCTGATCTTCAGACATTTTTATATCTAACGCAGCTTTAAATGCAGACAGACGGACGGCATTCTCTAGTGCATCGTTATAGTCAGACAGCCAATCAAAAACAGCATAGGCGGCTTTTTTAACGTTGCTACGGCTCAAACGCGCCATCTCACGGGCAACAATCGTATCTTTGCCCTGACCACGGCTAAACTGCTCGCGGAATCCCGTCTGGCCACCAGCCAGCTGGAATCTCTCGAACAGGTCCATCCACTTCTGCATCTCTGGAGTTGTGGCTGGCTTACCGCGCAAAGTGCGATAGATGGCTCTAACAGCTATCATGGAGTCAGCAATGACCTGACCCTTTTTATTCGCAAGAGGCGTACTTGAAAGGTTAATCGCCGCACCTTGTAAGTCTCGCGTAAAGTTCCACGCACCGAACACAGGGTTGTACTGGGTATTAACCGCCGCCATGAAGCGAGTGATCTCAGCAACGCTACCAAGTACTTCGTCTAAGTCATTGATGCCAACGTTCTTTAAGGTTTCCACCATGCGCTTGGCGCTTGGGTTGCCCGGGTTAAAGAACACATAGCGGTCTTCACCATTGATACGCAACGCCAACACGTTAGGCGAGTTACGCATGTTTGGATTGACTTGGTACTTAACCAAACCAGTCTTCGAGTCAATAGAACCAGTCTTGGGCTCTTGGAAGATGTTGTTTGCATCATTGGGGCTCATCCCCATGCTAACCAACTCCTCAATCAACTTGGTCTTGTTCTTGATAGCGTCAGGGTTGATGGGCTTCCAGAAGTTAGGATTAGGATTCTGGATGGCCAACGCATACAGCGCACGGCCAACACGCACCTTCTCTGCACGGACAATGGCACGTTCGCGCGCAAGTGCAAGGCTTCCAACGATGTCACTAACAGTTTTAAACGAACCTACTGCGGCTTTGGTGAATGAACCTCTAACGCCAAAGCCCTGACCCATGCCACTGCTTGCATTAACAAAGTCAAGCTCATCAGGCTCACGGTTCAAAGGCACATAGAACGGCAAGCTTTCACGCCATTTATCAATGGTGCTTTGCTTTTCCAAGCCAGATGACACTAACAGTTCTTGTGTCTCTTTAACAATCTTGTCAATCTTTTCCGCAATCTCTTCGTAAGTCTTTTTTAACTTTGGGTTTTTATCCAAAGCATCCATGTAAGTATTTATCTCATCTTCGGTGAGGCCTGATCCAGAAGGATTAGTGGGATCACGCTTAAGGATGAATGCGTTACGAGCTTTTGCATGTCGGTTATAAAGATAATCATTAAGGTTTTGTAACGTAACCCCACGCTTATCCATATCCTCAAGCAGAGGACGCAAGTCTTTTATTAGGAAGTCTTTGGTCTGCTTGGCCGTTCTGCTGTGGAACAACTCTTCTTTCTGGTACGGGTTCCACGCATCTTCAATACGGCCAGCTTCATTCTTGATGGCCTCTATAACACGTTTAGTGTCAATGTGCTTATCAATAAACTTGTAAACAAGTGTGTCTGTCAACTTCAGATCGTCAGCCGCTTCCCATGTAGACAACGCACCGGGTCCACCTTTGAAGTTTCTGGAGTACAAAGCTTCGCCTGTAGCGTCTGCCATCTCACCAGAGAACGTTTCAGCGTTCTTAAGCAACGCCAAAATGTCGTTGTCAGAGAACTGCAGAGTAAATCCAGAGTTTCTCAACCAACCACGCACAGCTTTGATGATTCGCTGGATGATGCTGTTTTGCATTCCGCGCTCTGCCATCATGGCCACGATCTCTTTAGCACGGCGCTCGGGTGATAAGCCTGGTTGTGTGCGGTCTACTTGTGCAGCAATACCCTGAACAACCTTAGAGGTCTTCTCCAACTCTTGAACGTTCTTGACCATGACGTCCATCAAGTCTTTGCCAAGCATTCCTTCTAATGCGGCATGACCAATTGCTTCATGCGCCAGCACTTCTTGAACACGCTGGGCGTTTGGTAGGTTATCAGCCACCAAGTAAACAACATTACCTGAGAACCAAGCGCCCTCCACATCAGCGGGAGCAGCTGCATCAGGCAAGTTGTCAGCAGACTGAACCACTCTAACATTGATACCCTTGATGGGTTTGATCTGAGCTTCTACATCCTCAACGCTCTGGCCGCCTTCGGGTATAGCGCGAGAGAACATACCCTTCTTGGACTCGGAATCATCGAACTCAACTTTCATTACCTCACGGGCAAGTTGACCAGCGTCAGCTTCCACTGTGGCAGGGTACTGCTTGTGCAGGTTTTTAATCAGGTTAGTGAGAATTACTGGGTCGGCAATAAAATCCCGTGGTGACATTTCATAAGGGCCACCCTTCTTCTTGGCTAACGTAGCACCCTTAATAGACGTTACAAACTTCTTTGGTGCATCACCAGAGATAGACAACCTAAAGCCAGTCGGCCTGTAGTTGTCCAACGTCAATGTCCAAATATTATTTGCACCACGGAGAACTTTAGTGGTGTAAGAGTTCTTTGTGTTTTCTGCATATGGCGCAAAGCTTGGCAGGTTTGGAAGCAGGAACTGTTGCAAAATGTCTGCACGATCTTTGTACTCTTCCATCTGAGTGGCGTCATACTTTTTGCTTACAATTTCACGCCAAGCAGCAAATGCAAATTGCACTGCAGCATTAGCGTTACGCATACGCACAGGCTGATCACTGATAGCAACAGGCTGGTACTTCACAGGCATGATCACGCCAGAGACTTCTTCTGTTTGATTCTGCAGTGTGAACTTGGCGATCTCTCCACCATCTTTGTCAAACAACTGAGCTGCTCTCAGGATGTTACCAAGCGCAATGTAACGAGTAGTGCGACCGCCAGTCACTGACTTCAGAGCAAACCATTCATCCAGTGGAGGTCTACGCATTGGAATACTTCGCTCAATGCTTGGTCCTTCAAGGGTAGCCAACGTAGGAGCAACACGGCCCTCTGGGATGTTGCGCTTAAGGATGATTTGGAAGTTAGAAGGTGAGTATGGGTTGCCAGTCTTTGACTTACCAATCCTAGCCTTGTCCACCTTAACACCGATCACAACAGCAGCTGCTGGCACGTTGTTAATCATGAATGAATCAAAGCCAGTACCGATGGCAAACTGACTCCTTAAGGCACTTAAAGTTTTTTCTCTGCGCTCACCAAGAGTGGCAAACTGTATGTCCAAAGCTTCTTTTTGCTTTGTTAACTCTGCAATATCTTTCTCAGTAGCTCCGGGCGCAGCAATAGACGCACTCAAAGCCTGCTGTTTTAGAATGATCTGGTTACGTACTTCAACAAAAATTGTGTTGAGATCAGTATCAATCTCTTCTACAACTTGTTGCGCTGTACGACCATTCAAAGCCTTGGCAATATCATCTTCAATGTTCTGCTGTGTTGGGATTGAGCCAATCACATCCACATTGAACTGAGCCATCACCACATCAGACAAGAACGGGTTAGTACTGTCTAAGCCTTCCTCGATCAGGTTCTCTTTGATCATCTCAGCGTTAAGCGGCAGAACACGGCGCTCTAAGGCGTTTGTTCCTGTGGCATTACGCAGTTCAATCTCGGCCAAGTAACTAGCTTCAATAGAATCAAAGAACTCTTGCTGATCTGCAGAAGACAATAAACCAGCTGTGCCAGAAGCTTTGTGAGCCAAGTCTGTACCAGCGGCTTCTGCGGGATCTGCAAACGAAGGCTGGGCTAAGAATGCACGGATGTCAGCGTGTTCGTTCAAGTACTCGGCAGTAGCAACGTCACCATATCTATTGATAAAGTCAACGCCGTTCACCTTGGTACTGCTAGAGCCACCCGATGTGTTGGACTTCAAGCTTGACAACTTCTTACGAAGCATAGCCAAGATGCGGCGCTCGGCTGGAATGCCGGTAGCCAACATCGTGAAGGAAGGCCACTCGACTTGACCTGTGCGGTGGATACGACCCAACAACTGGATGAATACGCTGATGTCTCCATGAGGCTGGAGCACAACCATGTGGCGTGGACGCTGATCAAAAGCTTCGGTAGATGCGTGTAACGAAATACCAGTTGCACCAGCTGAGTTAATGATCAATACATCAATCGGTCCGTTCTCTGACTCTTCACCGTTCTGGAATGAAGAGATCATTTCGGTGCGCTCTGGATTGCTTAGAGCCATGTACTTGGGTTTATCACCGCTGTAATCTACAGCTGTGTTACGACCAGTAATCTCTTTGACCACCAAACGTCTAGCTTTAACTCCGGGCGGAGGTGCATCACCAACGTTAGTCTTGCCGTCAGCTGTCCACACATACTTGCCTTCTAGCTGTGTACGCATGTAGTCAATAGGCGCTACAGGTAGATCAGACTGGAAGTCTTTGACCATGTCTGCCAAATTGTCGTAGCCTGCCCTGACTGACGGAGGCATCAAAGAGTATGGAATATCTACCTTGACATTGTCTTTTGGATTGCCAGTAGCAGACTTCAGCGTGATCTTTCTAGTCGAATCAATCGCTCGCTGAAGCAAAGTCTGCCAACCAAAGTTAGGGATCTCATCGCCTATCTTTATGCCGTTCTTTGCAACAAAGTCATCTAGCGCACTACCATTGGTATTCTGCAAGCCAACAACAACCTTTTCGCCGTTGTTCATTTTGTCAATGACCATGTCTACGGCAGTCTGAGTCTTAGCAGACAGGAGCAGCGTACCAATGTAGTTGTGGACTACAGAGGTGAATGGATTGCCTTTAGCTTCAGCAAAAGCAGTTGGTCCTTCTTTACCCATCATGGAGCCAGGTGGGCCAAGCGTGTTAATGATCAAAGCTTGATTGGAAGGATCCTTTGACCACTCTTTAAGAGCACGGTCAGCGTTAACCAAGGCCCTAAGAATGGTTGTAACTTTGTCAACCTCACGAATATCGCGTGGTGCGTTTGCATCGTCTGTGACGAAGTCCATCTTCACGCCTTCATAAGATCTCTCGCGGCGTAGCATGGAGCCGGACTCTACCAACATCTCAGAGGAAACCTGTTGCAGGACGTCAGTCTTAACGCCCTTACCAAACAAATTGGTCAGCTCTTCTGGAGTGTTGGCCGCATACCGCAAGTTGGTATGGATGTACAGAGGCATGTTGTCTGGGCGCTTTGCAAACGTAGCAGACAAATAAACCGCTGGTGGTGGTACCCAGTCCTCTGGAGTCTCTACATCTTTACCAAGCAAATCTATGCCCGTTAGCAATGACATAAAGAATGCGTTCTGACCCCTAGAGTCCGAATCAGACGGAATACCAGCTGCGTTATGGGCTTCATCCATAATCAAAACAGCTTTGCCTTGGGCAACCAAAGATGCAATAGCGTCTTGACGTTGAGGCGAGCCAGCACCACCGTTAAGCTGTGAATAAGCTGTGAACAGAACATCCATGCCCTTTGGCAATTCGCCGTTCTTTTTGATGTAAGCCATCAACTCAGGACCGGCCTTACCTTTGTTCTCAAACACAGTCTTAATCTTGCCACCACCCATATTGCGTTGAATGATGGCGTTGTTATTGGTCATGCCAATCTTGAACTCTTCGTGGCCAATGTTAATCAAGTCCTCGTACATGGATGTGTACATTGAATCATTAACAGTCACGAAGATTGGGATCTTCCCGTTCTTCTTAGCCCAGACAATCATTGCAGCAGCTGCACGGCCTTTACCTACGCCCGTGTCATCACCAATGATGAAGCCTTTACCTAGCTTGTTAGCCTGAATAGCCAGAGCCAAGCCATCAATCTGGTAGCCCGCCAATCCTTTGGCCATCTTCTCTACTGATGGGTATCCCAACTCACTAGCAACAAACTCATCAATGTTGCCAACTTGTGCTTCTAGGTTCTCAAGTGCAGAGTAAGCATGTTGAGACTGCGCGCGTGGTAAGTAAATACCATCGCTGGCAAACCGTGACTTACCAAGGTAGACAACTCGTGACTCTGTATCAATAGGTTCAGCTTGGACAGGGGTCTGGTTCTTGGGGCGCTTTTGTATTACGGTGCGTAGGCTTTCCACAAACGTGCGTAAGTGTGCCTTGATGGGTTCACCAAACTTAGTAACAAGCAACGCATACACTTGTTTAATACGCTGTGCTACATCAGTAATCTTTTCACCGACAGCTTTCCATACCTTCTCAATGATTGGCTGTACGTTGGCGTAATCTTGATCACCCTTGCGTGAGAACATCCCACTGTTAGGGTCATCACTGGTGTTCTTTGTATCTTGGGCAATACGGTTCAGCGCTTCATCAGCCTGCTTGTCCAAACGTTCTGGGCTGTCCTCTGGCGTGACTTCTTTAGGCACTTCAGTAGGCTTGCCGTTTAGAGCAGCGTCCAACTCATCCAACAATGACTCTAGTCCCAATCCTTCCAACTCTTTTGGAATGACTGTTGGACCTTTGGTTGCAGGACCCTTGGGTGCTCTTGGTGCGCCTTTAGTTGGACCTTTGGGTGCCCGTGGACCGCCTTTAACTTTCTCTGGCTTACCTAAATCATCAAAGATGTTGTCTAGGTCTAGGTCAGAAAGTCCTCCCAGTTCACCTCCTGATCCTTCGCCGCTAACTCCGCCAGTTTGGGCTCCGCCGGCTTCGACACCGCTGGGTCCCCCTCGTTTACCTTTTCCGATATCCGGCTGCTGTTCAGTAGTACCAGCTCCACCAGCTGTTCCTCGTCCTCCGCCAGCGGTAGTTCCAGCGCCCCGTCCTGTTTTAGGTAGTTGTTCGCCGACTCCACCGCCCTCTGTAGTCCCCACTCCTGCGCCAGTGTCTCCATCTTCCACCGTATCGCCTGTTGGTACTCCTCCGGCTGGTCGATCTGCACCGCCAGTAGCTGGCTGTTTCTTTCCGGTACCCACCACGACTTGTTCGCTACGATCACTGGTTTGAACATATCTGCTCCAAAGTTCATCAAATGTAGTTATCCGATCAACTGTTGAGTCAATTGGATAAACGTTGTCCGTTTGGTTTCTGCCGGCAATAACTAAGACGCGCAACGGCCAATTCGCGCCTTGTTTACGATACAAGTTACCAGCAATTTCATAGTGATCCGCTACGTTGTAGTTGCCATATAACCAGTTTAAGAACACCCGATCTGTGGATGTAATTGTTCCAGGTTTAGGGTGAGCTCCAAGAATCAAGACGGCACGGCCATTGTTAGCCATTGCGCGCAAAGACTTGGCAGCAATCGCTTGATCCAGAGTGCCAATCTTATAGGTCTGACCATTCCAAGACGGGACGTTATCAGGGGTTGACAAAGCTCCAAACGGAGGATTCGCCAAGACAACATCAACTTCTTGATCTCTTAGGTCTTTTAATTTTTCAAAAACATCGCCATTGATCACGTTACCGATCTGCATCAAACGCATGTTCTCGGCGCGGTGTGGGTCTAACTCTATCGTTGTGACGTTCTGCGGGTTAGCCGCCACCACCAACATGCCGTTACCACCAGTTGGGTCTAACACTGTTGTAGTGGACTTAACACGCGCCAGCATACCGGCCAAGAAGCCAATAGGTAAGGGCGTAGAGTAGGCGTTGTTACTCTTACTCAGTACAGACTGTACATCCAGTGTGGGTTGGTTCTGATACAGGTTAACAATGGATTCGTAAATAGCCTTTGTATCTGAACCTTGCGCCCGCATATCAGTAATGACTTGGCTGATGTAACGTGTGGCTGCAGCTTCAAAGTCTTCTTGAGTTTGCTTAAGCTTAACGCGATCACCTTCAAAGTCAGCAATCTTGTACTTCTCAATCTCACGTTGGTCTTTGGCAGGGTTAAAGCCAAGCAACTCTGGCTTCTGTAAGTAAGCTTTAATGCCGTACTCAGCCAACTCGCGGTTGTTTTTTGGCCACCAGCCTTGACGCATGTGATAGAACATGGACTCAGCCATTGAGCCGTTCTTAATTTCAGGCCACTTGAACAGACCCATTTCTTCCATGATGCCGTCAATGCGCTTGGCCATGTCAATGATGTGTTGGTTGACCTTGCTCATCTGCATGTCAGTTGGCGTTAAGACTCGCTCTTGACCATCACGCGCTGTCTTGATACGTTTAGCTTCTTCTTCAGTCTTAAACCAAACTAGACCACCAGCCGTACCTGAATCCAAGTTGTACTGATCTAGAACTGCATATCCCAGCTCTTCAATTTCGACAATCTTGGTGTCCATCTTGTAGGTCTTGACTGCCAGAGTCTCTGGGTCAATCTGGGTAAGCATCTGCTTATAGACCTCATTTAGCTTTGGACGCTCTTTACCTAGTGGGTAAATGGTGCCGCCATAACCATTCTTTTTAGAGATGTATCCATCAGCAACGGTAGGTCCAACAAGGTATGGGCTACCACCCTTCGATGCGTCAAACAGCATGGCCTCAAACGCGCGAGACAACAGCTCTACGTCTGTGCCCCAATAGCGTGGCTCTCTGCCTTCATCTTGGTCTAATTGCTGTGCATCTTTAAAGTATTGCGTTTGCTTATCTGAATCTCGGATAACTGGGGCTATACCCCAATAACCTTGATTTGTTATGGCAGCAAAAAATGCTTTCTTTGGAGGAAGGTTACGGTTGTCTGTGCTACCAGCTGTATCACGCAGAACACCCTTTAGGTAGTTCTCTACTGTCTCAATCTCAATCTGTTTCTTAAGGCGTGAGACTGTGCCCGACATTAACAATTTGCCGTTTGGCGTCTGTTGAAGGTTCCAATCTAAACCGTGCTGCCACTCATGTCCAAGTGATCCATCACCTTTGGTTTTGGTCAGGTTGATCTCGTTAAGCTTGGGGAAGTAATGAGCTGCAGTTTTGCCGCCACGACCTTGCGCTCCGATAGCCATCTTGAGCTTCTCGCCCAATCCCAACATCTTTGGATTGATGCCAGAGACATCGGCCAAGTCATACATGGCGTCATAGATGGCGTTAAGGTGAGCTGCTCGCTCAGTCTGATTAACCCAGTTACCAAAGTCAATACCGCCTGGAAAGAACCCAAACGTAGTTACAAAATCATTTGTATCAACGTCACGACCTTGTCGGTGGTCACGCATACCACGGCGAACAATATTGCCAAGCTCTGGTGGTACTTCGGTTTCTTTCTTGACGATACGATTTGTTTGATCGGTTGAATCTTCATTAGCCGCAAACAAGTTATCCATTTTGTTAAACAGATTAACTAAAGCATTTGCTGATAACTTATTACGTAGATTTAATCCATCTTCGGTGTACTTTGAAGACGAACTAGATGCTTCCGCATCCTTGATGTATTTTGCTCTTAGCGCTTTATCTAGTTCGCCAACACGGGCATGGGAGTCAAAGACCGCCTGCAAGCCCTGAAGTGCATCAACATAACTCTGCAAGAGCTTCTGTATTTCCTCTTGCTTACCCTCTTCCAAGGCCATCTTAATGGCTTGACGGCTACCAGTCCTGTCCGATACACGAACTATTCTGTTTTCTTTAATAGCCTTTAGCAGGTAATCAGACGCCGGCATGACGTAGCTTACGATGCCCTCTTTGTACATCATTGCACCAAACGAATTGTCTTTGTTTGAGTCAATGTCAAGTAACGTGTCTTTGGCAACAGCCGACAACATCTTAGAGATCTGACTGTCTGTAGCGTCTTTAGGAGCTGGGGGTGCTGTAACCTTACCTTTGCGGTTCTTCACAAACTCAGCACCACCACCTTGAATACTTATTTTCTCAGGCTTGTATAACGCTGATATAGTGACGCGCTCTGGGCCTGTGTAGGATGGATCATCCGTAGTGGCAGGTATAGAACGATCAGTGATCCTGAAGCCAAACTTAGTTAGCGCCTCTTCAATCTTAGAAACATTGGCCAAGTCAACAGGGATACGCAACAAACCTTCTGCAGGGAAGATGATTGGGAAAAGGTCTTCTGCTACAGCGTTGCCGTACAGCAGAGTTGAAACCTGATCGGCATTACCCTCTTCCATGGCAACCTTCATAGGCTGCTTGTTAAATTCCTCAAGCTTCTTCTTTTGCTCTTCGGCTTTTGCCTTCTCTTCTGCAGCCTTGGCTTTATCTTCCTCGGCCTTTTTCTTTTCTTCTTCAGTCAGCTCTACTTTGGGTGGCTTGGGAGCTTTGGGCTCTTTTGCACCGCCAGTAGGAGCCTCGCCAACTGGCTTAGATGGGCCTCCAGCGGGCGCAGAAGGACCGCCTGTAGGCTTGGCCTCACCTTCAGTAGGTTTCTCCTCTGAGGGCTTTTCTCCTGATGGCTCCTTAACAGTGGTAGTGTCAGGCTCTTTGCGCTTGATATCTACAATTGCATTACCAATGTGTGTGCTTGCTGTGCCATCATCGTTGTACAGCTTTTCAACTGGATGCAAACCAACTTCTGGTTCTGCTTTAGCTTGATACAGACCAACTTGTTGATTGGTTTTCTTGTTGAATACACCAACTACAGGCGTAACAGACTTTGGTATCTCAGCAATTCTTTGAATTGGTACAAACTTGTTATCACTGATGTAGCCAAGACGCACTGAGTTATCACCCATGCCGCCTTGCATATCGCTCAGAATCGATGTGTTATCACCAGGATTTACATACAAAACTGTATGTGGAGGATATGTTGTTCCTTGGCCTTTACCTTCAGACTTCTTGGTCCTTGACGTTCTGCCTTCGTCATCAACAACGTACTCACTGCCTTTAGATGTAGTAAAGGCAATTGGTTTTTGAACTGTCTCAGTAACTTCTGGAGCAGGCTCTTCTGCCGTTACTTCTTCTGGAGCTTTCTCTACCACTGGTAGTGTAGGACCGCCCGTAACTTCTGGTGCCGCAGGAGCTTGCGCTGGCGCAAGACTAATACGCAATGCTTTAATGGTTCCAACAGGGTCGGTTTTTAAACCCTGATTAATTTTCATTATCTGTGGAGTGTCTAGCCTTTTGCCAATTTCAGACTGAGCAAATCGCTCTGGAGTCATCCTGCCTTTATTGGCGCTATCTTCTAAAGCTTCCAACTCAAAGTCTGCGTCTTCTAAAGACAATGGCTCAAGACCCTCGTAAGCTGGGCTTTCTAACAACGTATATCTAAATCCAGCAGGAACTGGGTTTTCTGGCGTAACAGGTGTTACTGTAGCAACCTCCGGCTCTGCTACTTTTGCAGGCTCTTCTGGCTTGGTTACTGTAGGCGTAGATGGACCGCCAGTAGGAGCTTTTGGACCACCCGTAATTTCGGGAGCTGTCACTTCTGGGGTTGTGACTTCGGGAACTGCAACTTCTGGAGCTTTCTCAATAGCACCAACTTTTTCTGGTTCAACAGGAGTAACTGGCGCAGGCTCCTCTGGTTTAGTTACTCTAGGCGCAGTTGGGCCACCAGTTACTACAGGGGCAACAGGTGCTACAGGTGTTGTTACAGCTGGCTCTGCGGGTTTACCCTCAAGCTCACCCATCATCTGGCCTATGTCTTGGCTTTCATCCAAAACTTGCTGGATCAACTCAGTGCTTGGGGGTTGGTCTTCAGCAACTGGTTCGGCTACTACTGGCTCCGCAACTACAGTTGGAGGTGAAACCTGTACACCATCAATATCTACACTGCCATCTAGTCGGGTGATTTTGGTAACAGGCGTTCCATCGACATTAACAGTGGTAGTGCCAACAACTGGGCTGTCAGACGGGGGAGTTGTAGGTGCTGGAGCTATTCCCGCCGGTGCTCCTTCATCTGGAGGAACTCCAAGTATTTGTTTGTTCTCAGCAAGCAAACTCTCAAGGCCGCTTTGTGGTTTGCCAGTCTTACGCAGGCTACCAATACCACCACCGACAGCACCCATTCCCAAGCCAGCCAACATGCCCATGGCAGATGCTTCAGCAACACCGTCCATGAGTGGCCTATCCAAGGCGTAGTTCATCCACATCTGCTCTTGCGCTGACTGTGGTAACTCTTCAAACACGCCCTCAGAGATGCCTGATCCTGTGGCCTTCAAAGCAAAGTCTCTTACTGATTTACCAACGCCCTGCTTGGCCTGTCCAGCGGCTTGGCTGGCACCGCCGGCTAACAGTGTATCGATGTCATCAAGTCCAAGCTTGTTAGCTAACTTACCGCCAGCGGCACCAAAGGCGGCTGTACCAACGCCAGAGCCAACAGCAGATATAACTTGTTTACCAGACAACAACTTGTCTTTGGATTCCTGACGAATTTGTTCTGCAGCAGAACCAGCACCAATCAAGCCTTCGCCTGCGGCACCAGCTCCAACAAATCCCATTCCAGGAGCAACTTTTAGTAATCCTCGAGCAATACCAGCACCGCCAATCATTTGTGGCAATGACTCGCCAGCTGTTGTAAGGATCGTGCTTGGGTTTTGAAGAGCGGCCGCCGCTGTTGGCAAGAAACCTTGGGATTCTCTAACCTTGCGATTAGCCGCTTGTTGAGCTTCAGACAGATATGTGTCAAGAACTTCTTTAGCTTCTTTAGGTTTAAACCCAGCTTGCTCAAGGAGCTTACCGGCATAACCCATTGTTGGTAGATCAAGTATACCAACCATTGCTTCAGGCAAACCAATAGCGCCCTTTAACAATGTTATACCGACATCCTTGGCTGTACCGCCTGCGGTTCTTTCGTATCCCTGTGCATCCCTAGCGGCAACTTGAGCGCGGTATTCATCCGCAGTCATGGTGTTAGGTGCGCGTGGTGCAATAGATGCAAGGCCGGCAGGAGCTTCCGGAGCCTTTGGTGCTGAAAATCTGTTATATCGAGCAAGCAATTCAGCTTGCGTAATTCCCTCTGGAACACCAGTAATCGTGGTGCCATCTGGCATCAAGACATCCATATTTACCCCTTATTTTGGAAGCTGATCAAATGGTACAGCAGTTGGCTTCGCAGGGCTAGTAGGTTTAGGTCCATATAAAAATTTATTCCAGAATCCTTGAGCTTCTTCTGGCGCTTCACCGGCAGCAGGTCGAGTTACCAATGGTGGCGGAGCAATTCTGTAATTGCCTTTTGCATCTTTTGGATAGTAAGTTATGGCAATGTCACGCATAGCGTCAAGAATCTTGTAATACTCTTGACTACCAACTTCAGCATCCTGCAGTTTCTTAGCCAAAGTTTGGTAGGCTCTATCAGAAGTAACGTTAGATTGGATCTTACCAAGCAACTTATCTTCACTTGAAGGACGGTTCTCACGCTCATACTTGGCACGTTCAGCGGCAATATTTTTCTGTGCCAGTTGATACTCCTCAACCTTTTTGTTGTGACGAACTTGCTCATCACGTTGCTGTTGAGTCATGTAGTTACTAATAGTGTCTTTAGCGGCTGTGCCTTTGATCTCTTCAATCTTAGCCTCACGAGCAGCAATCTGCTCTTTAAACTTCATGGCTTTATCAATGTCACCTTCAGCAAACGCGCGTTGCATCTGCTCAATGTCTGACTGGAGCTTCATTGTCTCAATGGTCTGAGCGCGTTCAAGTGCTTGCTGTCTAGAGGCGCGTTGCTCAGCTTCAGCAGTAGATGCGTTATAAGCCTTACCAAAGCCACCAAAAGCCGCACCAATGCCTCCAAAGCCCTTCTGACCACGGGTAGCTTCACCAGCGGCAATCAAAGCGTTAGACAAAGCGGCAAGACCTTGCCGGCCTTCTCCCTCTTGGAATCTCTCACGCTGAGTTTTATTCTGTGACTCAAGCTCTGTAGCCAGTTTGCCTAAAGCCTCACCGGGTAACTTGTTAAGAATACCGGCAAGCTCTGGCCTCTTAGCGAGCACCTCTGCTCTAACCTTATCTCTATCAACAGGCTGTGGCAGATTAGATCTACCCATCAGTCGATCTCTTAATATTTGATTAGCCAAAGACACTGGCAAACCTTGATCTCCCGAAGCCGCACCGCCAGATGCTACGGCCTCAGAGTCTGCGGCAGGAACTAACTGTTCATTGTCTTCATCAGCAAAGGCAACGATGCCGCCGGGTGCGTAGCTAAACATATCAGGATCAACAGGCAAAGTAGCCAGTCCACCATCAGCCATTCCGGGTGCGCCAGCAGGGATACTGCCGGGCTGGGACATCTGCTGGGGAGGCGTCTTCTGAGCCAGAGGAGGGTTCTGCATCTTAGGCATCTGAGGAGCCATCTGAGGCTGTGCGGCCGGCATGGGTTCAGGCATACCTTCTGGGTTCATCCTCATGTTCATGCCCTGACCAATACCCGGCAAGCCTACTTGCTGAGCCAGCTCACCCTCTAGCTTCTCTTTAACAGAAGAGTTAGGAGCTTGCGCCGCTCGTTGCTCCATGTTCTTTCGTCTGTTCATCTCACCCAAAGCCATGTACGGCGGCACCTGTGGGTTTTGCCCATTGGCATACGCCATGATTGCCTGTGTAGGCAAATCCTTTAGATGTTCTTGAATTTGGATGAGGTTCATTTTATTTACTCGTCAACAGGTTCTTTTGGTCCTAAATCAAGACCAAGTGATTTTAATAATTCACCAACGTTTTTATACCCTAACGCAGAGGCGGCCGCTGTACCACCACCCAAAGCAGACAACAGAGCTCCAACTCCAGTAATGTTTGCTGGTGTATTTGTGACCGATCCAGTTGGTAGTCCAGAGATCATGTCGCGCATGAACTGAACTTGTTGATATGGAAGCTGACGCTCTGCTTCAAACTCAGCTCTATCAGCTGCAATACCTTCAGAAGTAATGCCGCGCTGTGTAGCTCCTGCGGCCAGCTGAGTGTTAAGGTTGTCAAGGGCGGTTCTATTCTCAGTAGCGCCCAAGTTACCTTGAAGCTGAGCACCCCGAAGAGCTGTATCCAAACCAGCCAGACCTTGTTGAGCGCCAAATTGTCTAGACTGCTCAGAAGCCGCTTGTGCCGCTTGGCCATACTGAGCCGCTTGCTGTGCCGCTGTCATGCCCTGCTGAGCACCGAACTGGCGTGAAGCTTCAGCCTGACGAGCCGCTTCCATGGCCGCATTGATGTTGCCCTGACCAGCAGTAAGACCAGCAGATTGGTTGGCCAAAGCCGCCTGTAGACCCTGCGCACCAGCTGTCGTAGCCGCTTGTAATCCAAGGTTTGCACCAAACTGACGGGAAGCCTCACTAGCTTGCTGTCCTGCAAGACCATACTGGGCCGCAGACTGAGCACCTGTCATGGCTTGCTGTTGGTTGAACTGACGAGCCGCTTCTTGAGCTTGCTGGGCAGACATACCGTACCTAGCCATCATGTCAGCCGCAGTCATAGACTGACCAGCACCGAACTGTTTAGACTGCTCGGAGGCCTGTTGAGCCTGCATATTACGGGCTTGGTCTTGGTTGTACTGAGCCATAGCGTTTTGAAACGCTGTGTCGTAACCCTTACCAGTGATATTCGCTAGGTTAGAAGCAAGGTTACGCTGGTTCTCAGCGGCCAAGACAGCACTACGGCCACCGCCATAAGCACCAGCCCGTGTCAACGCAGCCTTGTTTGCTTGCTCAGTAATCTGTGCTTGACGGCGGGCTTCTTCCAGCTGGGGATTTAGAGATGCTTGCAAGTACGGGTTCATGTACTGCTGAGCTTGCTCTCCACCAAACGTGCCAGACGTAAACGCTGTGTTTTGATACTGACCTGGAGCTTGGAATTGGTTCTGAAACTTAGTAGCTTCAGACTGTTCTGGTGCTTTGAACTGATTGCCAAATGTGGCACCCTGATAAGCGCTTGGAGCATTGAACTGCGAAGATACAGTATTGGCAGTTAGCTGGTTATATTGAGGCCCGCTAGAAGGTGTGTATGCACCGGGCGCATTAAACTGGCTTGTAAACTGGGTTGGTGTGTACCCCATGTTCTGAGCTTTGGTTGCAATGTCGCCAGCCGTAGTGGCCGCTTGACCAATACTAGCTGGAACAGTCAAAGAACCAATGCCTTGAAATGCTTTATTTTGTAAATCAGAAGGACCAGCTGTAAGTGCGTCTGGAAATTTCTCATAACCTTTTTCAGCCAAACCTTGAGCCTTGCCAAGGTAATTGGTGATGTAAGGCGCTGCCCAGTCGGCTAGGCCTTGGGTGTTTGTCGATCCTGTTGGTAGAACTGCTCCAGCCATAATAGCTCCTTAAGATGGTAAATACTTGTGCGCTTTTGTGTCAGCCGCAACGTTCTTTGTTTTTTGGCGCTTCTTCTGGACGCGATCCATCATGTCGTAAAGCTTATTAGCGCCTGCATTTGTAGAGCCGTTACCTAGTTCAGAAACGATTCTTGCTGGTACAACGAACTCACCCTCTGCTAAACGAGCCGGTTGTTTACCACCAATTGTCGCAGGAATTGAATCAGATACACCATCACCGGGACCACGAAGTAAGCGGCCTCCATCAGAATATCCACCAAGGTGAGACATACCACCGCCGGCCAATCCCATCAGACCGCCCTCTGCCGCTTTGGCTGTGTAGGTTGTTGGTGAGAAGTAGTTCTGTCCACCAGCTCCGGGACGCGAAGGCCGAGAATATGGAAGTTGTGTACGGTTAGCCTGCAAGGACGGAATAAACGCTCCAGATGATCCGCCTTTTCCTCTGTCGTTCATCATGGCCATCATTGCCATCAAAGCCATGATCATGTTGGCATTGTTGCCACCTGAAGCCGCTGGTTTAGTTGTTTTCTTAGCGGTAGATGCCGCAGCAGGCCTAGAGCCGCCGGGTCTTGAGCCAGTGCCGCCAGTAGCACCAACATAACCAGAAGCTTTGGTGTTAAGCATCTTGTTGGCAACCATGGATTGAACCTCCCTTGGGCTCAAAGAATACTGGTTGCCTGTTTCGGTGTTAACACCAATACCTGTACCGTCATCGTTAATCATGATGCGGTCAGAACCATAAGTCTGCCACTGGCTACCAAAACCGCCAGCTGGTTGATAGTTCTTATTGAACTCATCAATCATGGCTTGGGAAATACCAAGATCTTGGACACCGTATTCAGGAGCTTTATAGCCTTCTTGCTGCATTGCAAGATATCTTTTTAACTCATCAGGAGAAAGATTGCTTAAATAACTTTCATCTACTCCATCTGAAGTTAACGAACGAGTTGTTATATCTGAGCCGCCTTCACCGCCAGTTGTGACGTTTCTAAGCAAGTCAGCTATGTTTGCTGTACGTGTAGCTTGATCTTCATCGCCTGCATTAGTTGCAAACGCTGATAAGTCAATACCACCATCACCAGAGAAGATGGATGACGCATTACCAGAGCTTCCGGCATTAGCAATTAAATCTGCTATGTTTCCGCCAAAGTCGCCAGGAATTTGGCTGTAGTCAATTTCATCCATGGTTTTTCCTTTTCCAGTGGCGGGCTCATCCGCATTCTTAGTTCCAAGTGTATCTGTGACAGCTTGGTTTATCAAGTTATCAACAGGCGGCTTTTCGTTATCAGTTGGCAATTGCTTAAGCAAGTCATCAATGTTAAATGACACTTGTGCTTCTGAAGGATCTTGAGTTATCTGAGTCCTTTCTTGAGGCAGCGTTCTACCTTCTAAAGTTGGCTCAGCGTATGGCTGTAATGAACGCAACAACTGATCTAGATTTGCTGGCTCTTGCTGAACAGTGGTTGGCTCTGGCTCATAACCAATCTGCTTCAAGATATCATCGTTGCTTGGCCCTGTGTCTGTACTTGGCTGATCAGGCGTCTTAGGCATGATGCCGGCCATCATGTCTTCGTAAGTCTGTGGTTGATCAAATGAGCTTGGCGGGGCATTGCGCGCTTGGGCTACAGCATTTGAGGCCTCATAAGACGCTTTACCCACAAGAGCATTTTGAATAGCTTGATCAATAGGCGTACCAGTAGCGATGGCTGTAATCAAGTTTGACGTCATGTTCTTGTCTACAGGCGACAGGTTGTCTAACCCCGGCACTGCACCAATCGCGCTGTTAACGCCAGAACTAAGTACATTACCCAGCAACGCTTGCTCAAGGTCAGCCTTACCTCCGCTACCTACAAACTGCTGAGCGGTTCTTGCAGCAATGTCAGAACCTGTTTTTCCTAACAAATCTGTAATACCACTAGACCCAGAGATCAAGTTACCAGCTTGTCCACCAAGGTAAGACAGAGCAGTCCCCTTGGCAATATCCTTGAGATTACCACCAGCCAGCAACTGGATGCCTGCATTAGCGGCTAACTGAGCTGGCAAAGACAATCCACCAGTAGCGGCCGCAATCGCAATCTGACCCAATGGACCCATATCTTTCATCAGGTTGGCAAGAGTATTGGATGACGCACCTTGCGTGTAAAAGATAGGATTGCCCTGAGAATCAAACTGTACGCCGTAGCCAGTGTTGCCTTTACCAGCATATGTACCGCCAAAGAAGTTGCCAGTCTGGCGACCGCTGTATGTTAGAGGTACTTCTTGTTTGGTTACTTTATTTCCAAAAACCTCTTGGCTTCCAATAGGAGCAAGGTATTCGGTGTAATAACCGCCTTCACTTTCGCCCGCCATTTGAGAGGTGACTATGCTAGGGTCTACGGCTTTTCCATTTTGATCTACAAAGCCACCCTTACCATCTGGAGTAACAGTTTCATTGATACCAGTCTTGGTAAATTTACCAAACTGCTTGATGTCAGTAATGCCAATACCAGCCAGAATCTTGGCCATGTCTTCGGCATTCTTTTCGGCCGAGCCGTGACCAGCACCAGACCACTTGCTTGTTAAGCCTTGGCCTAAGATCTGATTTGTAATTGACTCAATTGTTTTTGGATCTGGCCCTGCTGGTTGCGCAGGCTGAGCAGGCTGAGCTTGTTCTGGCGCTTGATCGGGCGTAATAGGTAGACCAAAGACACCCGTAGTAGGCTGCTCTGGTGGAGGCGACTCATTTTGCACCAAATTTTCACCCTGCACGAGTGGAGTCGCCTCAGTAACATCCTGAACTAATTTTTCAGTAAGGGGTTCTGAGCCACTGTTAAGGTATTTACCATAGTTAAATGGCTCTTCAACGTCTTCAATGATGCCACTTGAACTATTAAAAGGCGCTGGTTCAGCAGCAGGCTGAAGAGCTGGCAACGCTAATGGCTGTGCTACTGGCTGAGCCGGCTGTGGTGCAAAGTCATTTCCAAACTGCTGAGCGTAGTAATCAGTTTCAGGCGGCATTGGCTGAGCGGCCGGCTGAGCTACTGGTTGTGCTATTGGCTGATATATTGGTTGTGGCTGTTCTACAGGCTGTGGTTGCCTAATAGGTAAAGACGTTATTCCAGCACCAATTGAATCTTCCTGAAAGTTGTTACCAAACCCATCGGAATCCTCATAGGCCAGGCGGTAGTTATTCATTCTATCTCTTGGGAATATCATTATCCGACCTTCCAATTAGTACCGTCAGAATATACAGGCACGGCTACCGCTCCGCCAGTCGCTACAGTAGCCCCAAACGAGGGGGCCAGAGCATCAGTTACAAACGCCCGAGCACCCTTACCAGATGTGGCCGCACTGGGTAGCGTAGCCACTGTGTAGTTAGTCAAAGGCGGCTGGAAAGCGCCTGAGTCAAGCTGGTTAAGTATGCTCTCTAACCGGTTAAAGTACAGACGCAAAATGTTATTGAGTTGGTTCTGGTACTGCTCGTTATATACCGGCGTAGCAAACGGCAGGGCAGGGGGTTGCACCCGCTGAAGCTCGAACTCTGATGTGATGATGACACTCATGAGTTACCTCTGCGGCCGTCTTGGCGAATGTCAATACGAGGAGAACCCAGCTGCCACGCACATCCCAGCTGGTTAGACTCCACCTTCATAATCATCTGACGGCCACGCACCCTGACGTATACCTGACCCGTGAACTGCTCAATTGGCACAGTAGCTGTACGAATCACAGTAGCGTTTGAGTTACCTCCCAAAGAAATGGGATCGTTAAAGCCTGAACCTGAGTTTTGCATCGGGATCAACGTCATCGTGACCTGGGGAGAGGCCGCAGTGGATCCCCTGAATGTAATATCAGGCACGATACGCCAAACAAACCCAAAGTGATCGCCGTCATCAATGTCAAACTCGGTAGTCTCAATCACTGCGTTAATTGGCAGAGTTGTAGCTGTTTCGTTGTCATCGGTGCCCTGCTCATGGAAAACAATGTTGTAGCTGTAAGTGGCCGCCATTGGGTGCTGGCGCAAAGCAGAGTCAAGCCACGCTGTTCGGGCCATTGTTCCATACGCCCACACATCTTCAGCGTAGTTATAGGTGACGTACCTATCAATCGTAAATGAGTTGGCCGAGCAGTAGAAGAACCAGACTTCGTTAAAACCTTCGTTGGTAGACGCAAAGATCTGTGCGGCCTGCTCTAAGTTAATGTCTTGGAAGATAAACTGCCTCAAGTCACAACGCAACGTCTGTGTACGGCCATCGTATTTGTAGAACTTATCAATACCCATCCAGTACGTCACACCAGACGCAATAGCCGCCGCATTTGGACCGGCAATAGACAAGTTATCAGCCAATAACTGAGCGCCCCATACAGCTGGTGGGCCTTGGTACTGCATAGAATACAAAGCAGAATCTGTCCAAACCAATATCTCTTGACGAGACTGTAAGGCCGTTACGATCTTAGACCCGCTAGACAGCTGTAAGCTACTGGCCTGATTGGTTGCGGATGGAAACCACTCAAGGTAATCCTCTTGATCAGACCAGCGAATGAGCATTGGGTTTTGTTGAGCCGAGCCGTAGTCGTTTGCACCAAACGCAAACACAAACCGAGATGAGTCAGAGATCAGAATTAAGTTCTGGACTGTAGGAACAGAGTTGGCTCCTACCAAACTAGAAATCAAAACACCTCTGGTTGTCAGTGATGTACTGGCCTGCCAGATGTAGATCTGGCCGCCATTAGGCGCAAAGATTAAATCATCACCAAAGTTAGATTGACTCCAGATACGCATCTGGTTGGTTGATGCCGAACCAATACCCCACGTACCAGCACCCCAAGCACCAGCACCCCATCCAACTAAAGGAATGGCAAACGCCGTACCAACATTAACTTGGTATGCCGCTACGACAGCTGCCCCACCGCCCGTAGTTGTTGCATTAGCCGCAGACGCCGCTGTAATTTCATATGTTGTTGTAGACGCACCGATAGTAGAGAGTTGATATTCCCCATTAAGGGTTAGCCCAGCAACAGCTGTTGCGCCGCTAAAGGTTACAAAGTCACCATTGATATAACCGCCCGTAGCATCGGTCACAGTAACAGTGGTAGAGCCAGATACTGTTGCAAACGGGTTGTTAACAAGCGTTGCTGGGGCTTTGCGTAAGGGAGTAATGTCGTTATACGCGCCACCAGACTCGATGTAGTACTTTAAATTAGTGCCTACAGCAAGTAGATTCTGGCCACCAAGAGTTATCCAGTTCCACAAAGACCGGCAGATTCCTTGGAATATCGTAGAAGAAATGCGTTGCCATCCACCAATTTTCTCTGGCGTACCCTGACGAAACCTTATCTTATCGGAAACATAATAGCCGTTCTCGTTTGTGTATCGAGTGTTTTCTCTGTTTACACCGGCTTTCTGTTGAAGTTTCTTAAGCATGGGCAGTCCTAGGATAAAAACACGGCCCGCTCGTCAATACGGCGATTCTGTAGCCCTTTGAGAATTTTACCCCCCGCCATGCAATATTTCAACAACTCTTCTGCTGCACCTTCCATATCACCACGCAGTACCTTTTGACGCAGAGTTGAACGCTGAAGAGTGCCCAAACCTACATTGAAAGCAAAAGATACCAGTGCGTCAAACTGTCCTTGAGTAAGAGGCACAGGACAATAAGTAGCCACGCCTTTCTCAAACCGAGCAAGGTCTGCCCTAAGTATTGCATCTACTTCCTCCATTGAGTGTTTACGCATAGCCTCTGGCGGTGGCACAAAAGCATCCCGCTGGTCTATCTTGAGCTTGCCCTGCTCTGGGAACATAACGTGCCCAACTCCCACAGTCCACAGCTTTGCTGGGCATTTATAGGGATTCTGCCTCACGCCCTCGTGATGACGAATCATGTGCAGGCACTTGGCTGAGATCTTCATTTGCCAAACGCCCGGCCACCAAAGTGGAAAGCAATGATGGAAGCAAACAAGGCTTGGGTGTCAGAGTCCCACAGCATCTCGGCTAACTCGGAGAACGGCACACCACGGCTCCAGCCATAGGCAAACAGACCTACATCCACAAACACTAACAGGAAGAAAAAGCCGTAAGTAATAACTGGGCGAACAGAGGCGCGAAGGTTCTTCATCCACTCGCTAGTACCCTCGTTCAAAGCCGTATCGTGGGCATAGATGGCTTGCATCTCAGCTTGTTGAGCACCGATCAGAATCTGCTTAGTGTTAGCCGCGCTCTCTGTTTCAAGCTGTTCTGACTTGATATGCTCAATCCGCTCTTGGGCTTCAAAGCCTGCTTTACGAAGCTCTAATTCACGGGTGATCTGCATTTGGGCAAGGTTTAGCTCGTGCTTCTTATCTGCCCGGTCTTGAAAGAATTCCAAAATCTTGGGCAAACCGCCCATCAGAAATGAGATTAAGGTTGAGAGTAGGGTTAGCATAAAAATCCTTTACTGTTTGCTTTTACTGAGCATGGTTGCTGCAATTTCCATCATGGTTCTTGTTACTTGAATGTCATCGGGTTCATTATCCCAGCCTACAGTGATTTGTCCAACAAACCGGCTTGGATCAGGTGGGATGCTGACTCGGCAAGTGTAGGAAATCCCCTTGGCGATATACCATAAACCCATTTCAGATTGCGCTGACTTGTACTCGCCACAAGGAATCTCACTTGCCATCAGTTTAATCACATCAGCGTTGTTAGCTTGGTTTTGAGTAAACAGCCCAACATCAAGCCCATCATTGGTTTTGTCTCTACCCTCTTTGGTGTAAGCACGATGCAGCACTCTGGTTCCAAACATAGGGTTTACTTTAAATACAGCCACAATGGTAGCGTTGGTTGTTTTAAACAAGTGGGCGGCAGCATCTTCTACCCTGTCCTCAACAATGCTTGGCATTCTCTTAGACTCTTTGTACGCGCCCATCAGAAGCTCTTGGTTCTGCCAAACAAAGTACCCAGCAAAAGCAAACACCGCCATGAGCAACAGAGCAAACAGCTTGAACGGGCTATCCACATAGGACAGCACCTTGCTTAATACATCTGCTGGCTTTTCGTCACTCATAGTCCAAACATTCCCAATACTTTTTTAGCAACATCATCTGGCAAGAAGCGGAGCAGTCCAAGCACCCACCACGCCACGCACAGCCTGACAAAGACTTTGAGGAAAAGGTCAAACTGTTTCTGGTACTCATTCACCGACCACACCTTGTCTTGGCACAGTAGTCTTGTATCTCAGCAATGCCCCAACCAACTGCACCAAGGAGCATCACAATCACAACAACCCCAATCGCCCACGCCATCTGCTCTTGCTCTTCTTCTTTGCGGCGCTTCTCTTCAGCCTTTAGCTCTGCCATTTCTCTGGCATCATCTCTGTCCATCTCAGCTTGCCGGGCCTTGGTCGCATTCCATACGTCTATGCGCCCCGCTTGCATGAACAGCATCTTTAGCTGTTCTTCAAACCGCTTGGCCTCATCCAAGGCCATCTCAATCTGTAACGCCGCACCAAGGTTGGATTTACCACCCGTACGCTTGGCCTGAAGCATCGCCTTGGTAGCGGTGCTCTTGGCATCAAAAAGCCGCGCAATGGATGGAGCTAATCCCGCCAGATCACTTGCGACCTTGCTTGCCTTTTTGACTACGCTGATTGCAGTCTGTAGTCCTTCTAACGCTGTTATTGGGTCTATTGGAATCATAGGTACAACTCAAAACAAATTCCAGTAACCAAACAGCGGGGGCCGAAGCCCCCAGACAAGGTTACTTAGGTTCTACGTCCGACACCTTGGGTTCGGCCAGAGCTTGCTTCAGTAACTCAAAGAAGGCGTTGCGGCCCACGGTGAGTTGATCTACATTGAATCTTGCTGAGTCTAGTTTGCGATCCAAATCTGCGACATGGTTCAACAGCACTTGCTGCTGGGGTGTCAGGTCTTCAAACTGGTGCTCAACGCCATCGATTGTCACAGGGGTCTTTTCATTTTTTCCCATGATGTTTCCTTTAATGCTATGTGTGATTGGCGAAATTGCCGTGGTATTTATAGCGCATAGCATTCGCTACAAATTTTGCATAATCAATATCATGATACTGACCAAAATTTTTATGTCTCCCATTTACTCGCAACTCAACGCACCATTTTTTGTTACGTTTAGACCAAGTTACATTTTTAACGCCAGATGTATTTGTTTTTGGTGCAAGAACATTATGCTGGTTTTGTTGATTTGTTGCAGGTCTTAAATTTTCAATTTTATTATCTGAACGATTGCCGTTTATGTGGTCAATCATTTCAGGAAAATATCCGTGATGCATTAAAAAAACAAGCCTGTGAATTTTGTATTCTTTGCCATTAACCATAACCCGCATATATCCTTCGTGGGTTACACTTCCGGCTTTTGAACCTGCTTTAACACCACGTTTGCTAATTTTCCAATAAAGCATCCCGTCTTGGTATTCAAACAATTCATTTGCTTCCTGTTTAGTTAACATTCTTCCTCCCGTTAAATTACGGTGCTGTTGCCCAAGGCGTACCTGTGGCAGTCACAGGGTTTTTCTTTAACTCAATCTGAGCCGCCAAAGAAGCCTCTGTAGCGTCCTTGTCTACGCCATTCGCCCAGCACCAATCAAGAACTTCTTGTTGGGTAACGCTTGCGTAGGGGATAGATGGTGTAGCCAAAGCAAAACTGCAAGTTGAATATGCAGATGCTGTATAAGTGCCATCAACTGCTGTGCAAGTCCAGTGGGCTGTGGTGATGAAACCATCAGCAACCAAGTAGTCAGTTTGTGTGATTGTCCAAGTGTTAACGATAGCCATGATTTACCTTTCAGTGATTAAAGATTTGCGGCATCCAAACGTGCCTTGAGTGATTCAATGATTGCTTGTTGTTCTTGAATAGCCGCAGTTAATGTAGCCACCAAGAACGATGTGTCAATGCCTTGGTACTTAGGATTACCATCAGCATCAACAGCATCTTTTTCACCAGTTACACACTCAGGAACAACTTCAGCCAACTCGTGAGCAATAAAGCCTTCTCCATCAGAGCCGTCAGCGTTCCACTTGTATGTGCAAGGCTTGAGCAATGCCACCTTTGCCAATGCGCCTGTCATTGGCGCAATGGTGTTCTTCAGGCGATAGTCGGATGATGTGTTGTAGGCTACAGTTGAAGCGCCATTTTGTGTAACACTACCAATAATAGAACTTGATGAATTTACAAACCCAATATATGTACTTCCAGTAGAAGCAAGTGTTGTTTGTAAAATTATTCCATTTTCAGTAGCACCAGCAAAAGACGATGAGTATTTTCCTGCGCTAATTACACTTGTAGCCCCCACCAGCAAGTTACCGCTTGAGTCTATACGGGCACGCTCTGCGTTGTTAGTACCAAAAACAAGAGGTTTGTTTGTGGTGGTGCCTAAGAAAATTGCATCAAGAGCGCTGTTTGGGTTAATGCACATATCTCTTGTGCCATCGCCAACCATGAATTTATATGAACCGCTTGTAATGCCGACCAACAAATTCCCACTAGCATCCAGAGTCATTGTCTGAGTGCCGCCAGTGTTCCATTTATAGGTCTGCACATTTCCAGTTGTGGTAGTAATTTGATAGCCGTTACTTACGCCATTGATTGCGGCAATAAGTGTGTCACCACCAACACCACTTGCGTTTACACCACGAATATTCCCTGCGGGTTGCAATTGAACATATCCTGCCGCAGTATTACCAAGCGACATATTACCGCTTGAGTCGATAAGCATTCTGGTTACGCCATTAGTTTCGTCAAAGATAGCTAAACCAGCGTTGCTTATACCGGGTGTGCCGCCAACAATCGTAAAATCACCCCCACCCCCACCTATATTTTTAAGGCGTATACGATTATTTGATTGGTCATTGCCAACTACGGCTATTGCGTACGCACCGCCCCCTACGTTATAAGAAACTAACTTACCATAAGTACTTGGACTACTTGTACCAATACCAAAGTTACCGCTTGAGTCTATACGGGCACGTTCTGTAGAACTTGTACCAAACGCCAATATACCTGTTGATGGTGTTAGTAAAGAAACACCAGAAGTTAAGTTAATCTGCAAATCAGCGCTTGTTGTATCTGTAAAACTAGCGACATTACCGCCTGCTGAATTACTTACACTTAATCTAGCCGATGGGCTTGTAGTACCCAATCCCAAATTCCCACTAGCATCCAGAGTCATTGCCTGAGTAAAGGTAATGGCGTTTCCTGCTGTGCCTGATGCAGATGTCAGCCACTTGTATGCACCATTTTGTTGTGTGAACAGCGTTGCATTTCCGTTTGCAATGTAAAGGTCACCACCACTAGTAGCGTAAATATTGTGCGACAAAATTGTCTGAGAAGTGTCACCCCAAAGTGCCGCTCTTGGTGATACTTGCAAAGCCTTGAATGACGATGACCAAGCACTAGGAGTAACTCCCAAGCCTAGATTGCCTGTGCTGTCGAGGCGGGCGGCTTCTGTTGCGTTTGTAATAAAAAGCAGATTGGAAGCGGCTTCAGTTCCCATTACCATAGAACCAGTTTGTGCCATTACAGAATTGCCGCCACGAGGCGCATTAG